AGTCGTTGTGGATGTCTGATTTCAGTTTCCCCAGGGCCTTCACCGACAATTGCAATGGAGGCAGTGGTGGGTCCGTCCGAGAAGACCTCGGTATCGAGAAGTAATTGTGAAGCTTGCGCACGGAACTCATTGTTCAACTCCGCTCGGTCGAGTGGGGGAAATTCGATCTTGGCAACTTTAAGCATGACGCCTCCTCTGTTTGAGTCATACAATGTTTTGTAGCCGCTCAATCTCCTCAAGCAGAAGATTGACTTCGATGCGTAAGTTTGAAGCATCAATACGCACGTCTGCAAGTTCTTCGAGTAGTTGATCGTTCATTTTGCGGAGTCTTCGTATCTCCTCATTGATAAGTTCATTGCTCTGCGGTCGCATATCAAGATCACGTTCTCCTTCGCTCGAGTGATTGCTGTGTAGAAGTTTCTCCTGTTTAGTAACCATGCTTGGCTCCTGCTCATGTAGTAGATGATTGTCTTGAACTCAGAACCCTGTGCCTTGTGTGTTGTGATAGCATAGCCCAACTCGATCTGACGCCTGGGATCATAGTTGATGATATGTCCCAAGAAGGCGTTGTATGTTTTGATCCTCGAAGGAATGACGACAGCACGCTCGCCAGTGACCACACCAAGCTCGCCAGCATCAGGGTCAACCCAATCAATATAACCAAGTTCGCCGTTAAACAGATCAAGTTTATAGTCATTCTTAATCCAGATGAATTTGTCTTTCTCCCGAATCGCAAGTGGAGCCTCCTGTTTGTCAAACCGATCAAGCCGCAGCATCTTGCCACGCGAGTTGAACTTCATCTGGATGGAAGGGTTACTTCGTATAGCACCTGTTCGACCCTTCCTTGTAGGCGTGATGATCTGGTAGTCCTCGCCAGTAAACTCCTCTGTAACAAAGTCAAGCAGGCAATCCAATGGATACTCATCGTAGATTATTTCGAACCGATCGTTTCGTCGAGGCAACAGCCCTCGCAAGATACGCTGCGCATTGTCAATTAGCATGTCGCCACTACGAAAGTTATACGTCAGCCAACACGCAGGATGGGTCTTGAGTAGCTCGATGAATGGCGGCTTACCTTGCTCAATCGGAGGTAACTGATTGTTATCTCCAAACCATCTGACGACAGCGCCACGCCTCATCGCATTAAGGATGTATCGATACAACCCTGGTGAGATCATGGACGACTCATCCACGATGATTACATCCTCTTCGAGTGGATTGTCCTTCGTTCGTCTTGGCTCGTTGGGATCAAGTAGAGGGTCAACGTCTTCGTGTGGCAGTGGGAACTCAAGCATACGATGCACAGTTTTTGCTCGTATCTTCGTCAGTTCCTCGATGCGTTTAGCTGCACGTCCCGTGGGTGCAGCCAACACAATGCGCTTCCTACGACGCTTCAACTCTTCGTACACCTTACCAAGTACAAGGGTCTTTCCAACACCAGCACCACCCGAGACACTAACAATGGGTGTGGTTAAATCACAGCACATATCAACTGCGTTCTCCTGCTCCATGCTGAGCCTGATTTCGCTCATAGCTTTGGCTCCAGTACGGCGTGGGCTTCCTCTAACCAAGCACAAGCAACGGTTTTTGCATCTGGGTCTTCATCATTGCCCGCATCATTCATGAACGGTATTGCCGTCCGCACCAGCGCCCGCACCCGCTCGATCTCGGCGCGCAGTTCTTTGATGGTGTCGTGCAACTTAGTAATCCGAGTGGTGTCCTCGCTGTAGGTCATGGCTTCATTCCCGGTGGCATGAATGGATCAACCCGCATATCTAATGGATGACCCTCATTGACCACAGTGACGTTAAGCCTGAACACAATGTTGAGTCCATCCGTCGCATCTGATGCATCAGCATTGGTTCGTAGGAACACCGGGATCGCAATCTCCTCTTCCATCTCCTGAGTAAAGAACTGAGGATGAGGAAGTTCCATAGCAAATATATCACCGGGCTTCAAGTCCACAGCTAACATCTTCTCGGGCTTCACGATTGCTTTGATCATGACGAGACAAGTCCTTCCTCTGAGAGAATCTTACGTGCAGCTTGGATGACCACCATCCGAATGAACTGTGCACTGGACATATGCAGACGCCGAGCGGCCAAGTCCACATCGCTCTTGTCTGATTGCGAACAACGAAACACTGTCTGTGCCTCACCGTTCGAAGCTGTCAGATCACCTAGACTAATTGTGATCGAGGCAGGTCTGGCAAACGCTCGGTAGTTCATGTCTGACTCCAATAGAGATGGCCCTGTGCAAGTGTATGACTCACACAGGGCCGGTTAGTCACTTACTCAGCAGTGGCACCACGACGATTGCCACCGCGCGTTGCACGAGTCTTGGGCGGAGGAGCCTTCTCTTCGGCTGCCTCAACCGCACGGATTTCAGCACGCTCCTCACCCTGCCACTTACCCATGACAACGTGAAGCCGCGCCGGACGACCCATCCATTCATTCGGATCGATCGTGGTAGTGTTGGAGTCCAGACCGAGAGCCTCGATGAACTTGCGGAGATTGAACATACCCCGCCTGTCAGCGCGACCCCTGGGCTTAATGGTCCGGTTCCAATATAGGTTGGCACCGTCCTCATACTGATCCGCAATGTCCGGGGGCAACTCTTCCGGCGCAATGTGGAAGTTCACAGAAAAGTAGGTGTTACCCTTCGCCGACGTTTGCTCCTGCACGTCTTGTACCTCGGCGTTGTACTTGCCGGCAGGAAGCTCTGGCGGCTTCTCAACATCCGCCAGATTCTCTTCCAACTCGATGATGCCGATCGGCTCGTCATCTGCAATCATAGTCTTGCTCCTTGGTGGCACGTTGGCAGCCGCCCACAGCGATGCTGATTCGTCCCCTGCCAGGGAACACGGTTAGAACTCCTGTGACTGATCCGTCCCATGTCCAGGGAGGGTGACTGCCACATTGTTCACATCATGTTGAATGACCGTAACTCTATCCTGAAGCCTTCTACCCTGCGTAACATCATAGACTTTGATGGTGTCGGTGCTGTTCGGCGACTCAGTGACTGTCGCACTTGGATACGTAGCCTGAATGCTCGCTATAGCCGTGGCCGTTGAGTCAAACAGATACGTGATCCTGTCCCACTGAATCTTCCAAACTGGTGCCAAGGCTCTGGGAGTCACAACGCTTGGAGCTATGTATCCCTCCATTGTCTTCGGACGATAATGAACTGGCGCAGGCTCGCCTCGTTCTGGATTTACTGTTGGTGCATCTTCATTTGGCATTACGTCCTCCATTTGTTTGACTCATACGAGCAGGTGTCTGTAACTTCTTTCCACCACCCGACACCCATTGGTCGTAAAAGGATGCGATAGTCATCTGTCCCGCATCAGGTCGTTCCGCATTGTACATCAGCTCAAACTCAGGTGGTCCAACACCAGAGAACATACGTGACTTCATCGGCCTACGTTTACGAGTTGGCCTTACTGCGAGTCGTCGCCGATCTTGATCCTGACTCATGTACCATATCTCAGACAGTCGCCATGTGTTATTGTTCACAAGCTTACCACCAAGCATGATCGTAACAAACTGCACGGCACCTGTTTCATCCATGACAGGATCAGCCTCGTGTGCAGTCATGATAAGATGACACCCATGCTTCGCCGTGACACGCAACAAACCTGTGAGAACCTCGAGCACGATGGCATTGCGTCCACCATAAGCACTCAACCCAGGCGCTTCCATCGTCGGTGTGAAACTCTTACCTGCACCAAGTCGCATACTTACTGCCTTTTGCAATGCACGAAAGGCGATGGCTGTGATTGAGTCACACACAACAGTTTCAACATCTGGGTTAGCTACAAGATGCTGATCCAATCCAAACGGGTTATCACTCTGTCCGTACTTGAACAAGTCTTCGTACCCTAGCTGCGAGAAGTCGGCTACCTGCACATCCGGTCGATCGGATATGGACACATGCTCTTGGTCCCCGAAGCTTAGCCATAACTTCTTCCCTGGAGCCGTCGCCGCGAATGTTGTCTTGCCACATCCCGCATCACCCCACAACAACACAGCCATACGCTTAGGCGTCTCCTCGTTCGTTGTGACCGGCACTGGTCCCAACATCTGTGTTGGTTTCTTGTTTAGCACGGCCCATCTCCTCTGCGAACGGTATCGGCACGAACTCATCGTTGTCTAATCGAAACACTCCGAACGTGGTAGCAACAATCAACACACCCTCATATACACACATGCCATAGATGACTTCACCCTTTGGGAACTCCTTGAGTATCTTCATCATCAATCTCCAACGGCTCTCTCAGAAGGACTTGGCTCAGCGTCCACCATCGACTCGCTGAACGCGACCTGTCGTCCTTCGGGACTGTCCGCACAGAACGACAATAGACTACACGGTCTAAAGTATCGATTGCAAGAGTGGGTATATCTCGTCGCGTTCTCGAAGTCGTCTTTGTATTTCTCATAGGTTTCCACCATCTCTCGAACCCAAGTTCCCCAATGCTGGATACTGTCCCATGTTCGTTCGAGCGGCTCGAATGGATACACATCTTCTGCCTTACTACCTTGCCCAATACGCAAGCCAGTTACACGACTCTTCAAGATACGGAACCCGAACACAGATGTACTCGCAGCACAATATCCCGTAATCTGATGCTTCATGTCGAACGTGTCCCGCCATCCTTGTCCGAGACGAACAGCAGTTTTATTCTCATCAAGGTAATGTTGGTTAGTAGCCGCCTTAATAATACATCCATCAATCGTTCCGATATACCTAATCTCTTTCCCATCTTCGTAAGTAAGAGTAACATCAAACACTTGTTCAATCCCCACCATAGACTGAGGATTCTTCTCATCCTCCACGTAGATCGGCCAATTCTCGAATCCATAAAAACGTTCATCGACGTAGACAATCGTTGCCAGTTCCATGTTCGTCATGGTCCGCGTGCGGTCGTTGTCATCATCCTTCCACCCGCCACTCGAAAGGATTGCGAAGCACAACTCAAGTAATTGCTCGCGCTGGTCTGTATGACTCATACAATGTTTCCAGCACTTGTTCCAACGCCCCGCACCGAACAACCGCTTGCCTGTGTACTGCGCATGGTCTGGTAACTTCTGTACCTCAGACAACTGCCACACACGCACAGCACCAAACATCTCATGCATGGCAGAGCCACACTCAAGCGCCATCGACCTCGCCGCCGTCGGGTATCTCTTTTGCATATGGACGATGCCCCAGGTCGGGCACATGGCTATGTCCTCTAATCGGGAGTTTGAGTATGCCTTTAATATCTTCTTCTGTGCCGTTGAAGAAGCCTGTATGTCCATCAGGCGTGGGCGTGAGATCAACAGGCGCTTCTCCGATCTCGCCTTCGGCAGTATTTGGTGCGTAGAAATAGGCATCGCAGTAGCTCCTCAGTTGTGGCATCACTGCTCTTAGTAAATGCATGACTCGTTCAAGTTCGACTAACGGATACTCTTTGACGATACGATCCCGCAACTCCATCTCCGCTTCGTAGAGTGTGGCTTCCTTCTTGCTCTCGAAGAACGTTCCATCGTTGGCTATGTAGCCTTGAACTGGTTTCACGTCAGTCGTCCTCTGGATCGTTACGTACACTGTGAACCTCCACGCCTGGAGTGCCTCGGTTCTGTACCTTGCGAAGTTCCAGCAACGTCTTCTCATTCAAGCCGATGAACTGCTGGATGGTGTTCGCTAGAGACAACATCACTTGACCCATCTCGTCATGTTGCTTCAACAATTCTACATATGACTCATACAAGAAACTAAGCAGGAACATGGCCTGCTCACTTAGATGCGCATCGTTCAAGCGCCTCTGGAATTCGTTGTGTTGCATCACGCATGTCCTTTCATGTCAGGCTGGCCTTCAAAGCGTTTGATCTGCTCTTTAAGCATGATGACAACATCCTCACGCTTCGCATTCGATATGTAATTGGCGCGGCCATCGTGAGTATTGAGTGGAAACATCATGACAATAAAGCCAGTCTTCTTCTCACCATCACCATTAAGGAACTGGTCAATAGTCTTAGCGAGTGCCTTCATCTGCGCTACGTACCTCGGCTCAATCGGTGCATCGCCCAAACGCTCAGCCATCACATATCCTCCAATAAGCCAGCTTCATCCTTGAGCATCGTGATCTTCACAAGTCGCTCATCACATGCATAGATCGCACGCTCACATCGTGCCAAGTCTTTAGCGAGCATTTCATACTGCGCCTTTAGCTTACGGTGAACCATATCCTTGTCGATCTCTAACTGTAAGCTTTTACTCGCAGCGTATTCGATTGCAGCCACAATGCGTCGCTCACGTATGGCCGCAATCCGGCTCTCCAACTCCGGTATCGGAATCTCCTCAATCGTGGGCTGGAGAACCAGCTTGCCGTTCCGCATGTCACCCTCGCTCGATGATCTTAAGCTTACGCTGTGGATTACCTGGCAGCTTAGCTTGATCGCACAACTCAGCCGTCACACTGATCGGAACCTTGTACTTGGACTTAGCCAACAACTGCGCCAGTTCCTCTTGCTTGAACCGTTTGACTGGCTGTGACACACTAGCATGGATGGTGAAGCTTGGACTGTATGCTAGTTCGTGATCACCTGTATCGAGCGTACTGAGATCGGGGATAATACCCTCGACTTCCATCTTCTTCCAAGTTGCGTCAGACTGCGCCTTGGCGTACCGTTCTATCTCATCCCAAAGGAACGCTTGACCTATCAACGCGCCCTGGTTATGCTTGGCGTCTGGAT